TGACTGGGCTCCTGTCGGGGCTCACAGCATCAACGAATGCACTGTTGATTAAGTTGATGAACTGGGAATCTTAGCATCGATACACGACTTTCGTGTAGCTAAGTATCTCGGTTACCATCTCTGGATTCAGTAGGGTATGTGGACGCATGGGACATTTGTACCCGAAAGGATACTATGTCTAATCGCCATGTACAGGAGGAATTACTGTCCTTATGGTGCGCTCTCGCGAGAGATTGCGCCGTAAGGTTCCCGGCAACCCAGGTGGATCTTGATAGAGATATCATCCGCCTCCGTAACGCCGTGAAACAGAGGGGAATCACCACTCTCGTGGTGGATCTCCCTGCGCTTGGAAAGCATCTGGATAGATGCCTTGATAGCGGTGAGTACAAAGCTTCGGGTTTACCCCTCTCACGAGGAATATCCAAAGCAGTAAAGATCCCTAAGTTTCTTAGGGGAATTTACTTACTCGTATTTCACGGTAACGGTACTTTAAAAGGAGATCTCGAACATGATGCTGTTTTCTTTCTTCGCCAATTACTTTATTTTGGCAAGAAAACCAGTCTCTCGTGTCCGCCATCTGCAGTCGCTAGCGAAGTTGCTAGCTTTGCTGATGTTGACTCAAGGCTGCCACAACCCGATCAATATTGGGTTGAAGCCTCCCCCAGTAGTGCATCACTCCAAAGAATTCGACGAACATTCGTTGAAAGCTTTAGAGCGCGCTGCTATCGGGATGATGGAGAAGGATCCGAAACCTACAAAGGTAGAGGAACCACCATCAAAGGAGTCAAGCTCCTCGATGCCCTAGATAAAGTATCTAGGGTACTCGTCTCCACACTAGGTCCTTTCGACGCTAGTCACTGGAGGTTTAAACATGGCCCAGGCGCAGTTTCTGACGTTAAGGGACCGACCAACAAATATTGTTGGACAAACTGGTCTCCCAGGTTAGAACGCGCGTTCCCTATAGCTGACTATGGTTTCCATAGTTATCTATCGTGGTCCAGGAACATCGACACGATTGTCGGTGAGGATGAGCCTGCTAGCAGGCTCATCGCTGTAAAGAAAACCTATACGAAGCCGCGATTAATCGCAGCTGAACCGCGTGAGAATCAGTGGTGCCAGCAGTGTTGCTGGAGCTACTTTGGTTCTCGTGTGGCGGGCTCCTGGATTGGTGGCCTGATATCCTTTCGGGATCAGACGCTAAACCAGAATTTGTGCTTACGAGGTTCTCTTACAGGTAGTCTAGCTACTGTCGATTTATCGGCAGCAAGCGATCGACTCACACCTGGGGTTGTAGGATCGTTCTTTAGAGATAACCTGTCTCTACTGGATGCCCTACAGTCTTCGCGTACCCGTTTCGTACAGCAGGACCTCGTGAAGAGTGTCCCTGCTCGTATCGAGTTGAGAAAGTTCTCAACAATGGGTAGTGCTTGTACCTTTCCTCTTCAATCCATAGTGTTCTTGGGCGTCGCTCTCGCTTGTACTCTCGTTAAGAGAGGCTTGCGCGTGACCGAAGAGAACATAAAAGGACTTAGAGGTGAGGTTGCCGTCTTTGGTGATGACATAGTCATTCCCTCAGACTGCCGGGCCGACTTGGAGATGCTGCTTGAAGTACTTCACTTCAAGGTTAACGTCG